AGGCGGTAGCCAAGCTCGAGCGAACGGCAATGGTTACCTCTGCCCTCCGCACTGTGGTGATCGGGGCTGCCGTAACAGCTGCCGTTCAGGGGGTCCTATCCGTTGCTGGTACGGTCTCTGTCTCTGTACATGACCGCGGCGTGAATTCCATGATCAAGTCGAAGGGGAACGCTCGGGAGTATACCAAGAGTGGTATGAGCGAGACCCTACGAATGCAGGCTTTGCAGGACGCTGCAATGAGTTTCGGGGCGATGCGGGCAGGCTTTGGCAATGAAGCCATGGCCTTCCACCGTTATTAACCTTTGAGGATAGAACCGATGGCTGCTCGTACGAAGAAGGCTGCGACCGATACCAATACGTTCACTCCAACTGAAGTTCAAATCGAAGTCCTGAAGGCATTTGAGCACGACTGGCAGAAGCAGTCGGAGGAAGCGAACAACAGGATGCTGGCCTACAACCGACAGATATCCAAGCTCCATGCTGAGTGTGAGCTGGGAGAAGACTTCGGCTTCGATCCCCAAACCTACACCTTCGTTAAGCGGGACGCCCCTGGCTCCCCTGACGATGCTGACTCAGGGGTCCCAGATGAGGAATCCGCTTAGTGGAGGTCACAACAACGATGGCTACTGGCAAGGCTTTACTGAACATCGGATCGAAGCTCTAGAGACGGAGGTTCAGGAGGTAAAGACAGACGTCAAGTTGATCCTGTCGAAGATGGATCACGTGGTGGATGTGCTGAATACGCTTTCCTGCCGAACAGTTGGAAGTCCAGGCTGTCCGGCCCCTTCGTTTGTTCTCCCTGGTGGGGAGATGTCCATGCAGCCCAATCCAGCGTCGTCCCCGGCTCTGTCTCTCAATAGCTTGTTGGAGGGATGGAAGGGGCGGGTCACCTTCGTTGTTGCTACCGGGGTGGTAACGGCAATCGCCATGTCGGCGTTCTTTGTGGTCATCTCCTCGAACGACAAGTTCGCAGCGATTATGCAGGTCGCCGATATTGTGAAGCGCCGTGAGGAAACTACGGCTTCTCAACCTGCCGCAGACGGCAAGCGCTAGCTACGACGGGTTCCATCTATGGCATTGGACAACGCCTTCGACAATCCCATCTGCCAGGGGTGCATCTCTCGCTTCAAGGAGAAGCATCCTGGAGAGCCGTGGCAGATTCCGTGCGAGGGTATTGTTACGGATGTTGAGAAGATCTATCCGGCAGAGCAGTTAGTGGACCTGTCTGCAGGTGACCGGGAGCATCTCGAACACATTCACAACCGGGTGAAATGGGCGAAGGAGCGACTCGAGTGGACGGCGTATCCGTATCAGGAAGAGGAGCTGCTGTGTTCCTCTCGGAGAACTGTTCTTCGCTTTGGTCGGCAGACCGGTAAGACCGACGTGGTTTCCGTGAAGATCCTGCACAGTCTGGCTCTGAATCCCCATCGGTTCGAGCCGGGGACTAAGGTCCTGGGCATCGTGCCTCACCAGTCACAGTCCGAGAACATCTACGACAGAGTCATTGAGCTAGCAGAGCGGGATCCGACGATCTGGTCTCGGTTCAATGCGAAGAAGACCCCTCACGTCAAGATGACCTGTGAAGGCACCGGCCGGTTCCATCTGTTCTGTGCTGGAACGGCTGCCAAGTCGGGCGCTGGCACTGTACGGGGTCAGCCGGCTGACGAGGTATATATAGACGAGGCTGATTTTCTAGGGGCGGAAGACTGGTCCACTATCCTCCCGATCATCAATTCCAAGCCGACGAACCGTTTCACGATGTGTTCCACGCCTATCAAGCAGCGTGGTCGACTGTACAGGCACTCTCACGATCCGACGTATCGAGAGACGCACGTCACGATCTACGACAAGCCGGGTGTGACAGAGGAGCAGATACGGGCTGCTCGGGCTGAGTGTGATACGGAGATGGACTGGATCCTCGAGTACCTGGCGGAGTTCGGGGATGCGATCCAGGGCGTCTACCAAGCGGCGCATATCAATCGAGCTCTTGAAGACTATGAACTGGGCTACGTCCACACAGATACGCCGGTCTATATAGGAGTAGATTGGAACAAGGGGGCAGTGGGCGACTGGGTGGCTGTAATGGCGGACGTGGGTGGCAAGATCAAGCTCATCGATCTCATCTGCATCTCTGCCAAGGACAGGACTCAGCTAGCCGCAGTCGAGGCGATTGCCGGACTCAACAGGAAGTATCCCAACTGTCGAGCCATCTACTGTGACGACGGGTTTGGGGAGACACAGATTGAGCTTCTGTGGGCGATGGGTAAGGAAGCGGATCGTGACCACATAGACAGTCGGCTCCGGGACATCGTGTTTGGGATCGAGTTCAACAAGCAGATCGAGATCGTAGATCAGCAGACGAACAAGTCCCGAAGAACCAAGACCAAGCCGTACATGACGAATCGGACGGCGGTCTACATGGAGGAAGGGCTGGTCACGCTACCTAAGAGCCTGGACGTCAAGGATCTGTTGGGCCACCAGATGCGGAACTACATGGTGGTCAAGAGAACGGATACGGGCGTGCCGGTCTATTCGGACGGCGCCCAACATGCTCTCATCGCCTGGCAACTCGGATTGTTCGCCTACGATCAGACAGATGGTGACCTAAGTCGGAAGACTCACTCGGTTACCGGTGTCTTGAAGGTTCCTGCACAGCGAACACCTGACAAGCTCGACTCGGCGGTCAAGGGATCCAGTGCATTCCACACGCTGAGGGGTCGTGGGGAGCATACAGGCAGGTCCCTGAGGACAGGTGGGGCGAGACGGTCCAGGGCGTTCTCCCACAACAGGTCTCGAGCTCTCAACATCTAGCGAACGGGAATCATGTCCAAGCTTCGCAGAGGTCCCAGTCTAGCGCCTCCAGTCCGAGAGAGACTTGATTCCGGCTCCCTGTCCGCAGAACAGAAGGGCGATCGGGACACCGACATGGCGCCCATGGATGGTGTGGCTCTCGACTACTCACAGGAGAATTCGGGTCGGAACATCCAGAACGTATCCAGGAAACGTACCGAGAACACCTGCTACCCCATCACAGACCCTGAGATCCGCAAGTTCCTTGCTTGGCTCCATGTCACCAGGGCTCTGAAGAAGGGGGTCAAGGACGACCACGGCATCACATTTGCCGAAGACCATGAAGTCCCGGAAGACGATATGTCGTCAGACGGCTACGACGAGTGGTATACGGCGATGCAGGCTCAGGCAGAACAGGCGGGCGTGGGTTCTATTGGTGAGCTTCAGTCTGACTTCCCCTTTACGTTCACGGTCCTGGTGGCAGGCAATCTGCCCACTCAGATCTGCGGGTCTGATGCGATGGATGCCGAGGACCTCATCGAAGAGGAACTTAGGCTTCGTGACCTGAACGACATCTACAAGCTGGACGATGCTCTGGCTTCTGGTGAGGAGTTCAATCCTCACGACATGACATGGGCGATCTACGTGGTCTTCATCATGATCATCTTGGAGTTCCTTCTCCTGGTTGCTCTTCGGGCTATGGCTGGTCCTTTTGGGAAGTGGCCTCTGAGCATGATCTACACGTTCGTCCGCAAGTTCGCTCGTCGTGTGATTCGGAAGATGCGGGACTGGGCGTTCCAGATCATTCCTGGCATGGAGACAGAGGACGACGAACTCCGCACCTTGCAGATACAGAAGATCCTTCTGTTCGCTAACGGTAACCAGCTCGTGGAGATGGGCAAGAAGTTGGGGATCGTCTAATGAGCGTGTTTGCTTGGTCCAAGGTCTCCGAGGCTTTCCAGTTCGAGCAGAAGAAGGCGGGGAGTCTGGACACGCCTATCGTCCCTGCTTATTCAGCTGCCGGACGTGTGGCTGTGAATGCTAGGACCAGTCGTGAGCAGGCCATAATCGGGTTCTTCGATCAGCACAGATTGCACTCCAGGGATCGATGGGAACGTGCGCTCAGCGGTAGCTGGACTGCTCAGGTCCAGTCGTCCCTGGAAAAGCTCCAAATCGGGGCCAATGCAGATAAGTCATCTGACGTTACCGACCGAGTCAAGATGGTGGTGGCTAAGGATCTGATTCTGCTCGTCTATGACCATGAGAACGTCGAGGATGCAAACTTTGGCAGAGTACGTGAAGAGGAATGGGCCAGGGAGGTAGCCAGGGCCTTCAGCCTTGAGACCAGAGCATTCTCCAGGGGTATGTGGAAGGAACGTGCGGTTCGAGATGTTCTGGGATTCGAGGAGGAGGACATTGGCGATGGCTCTCACTGTGAAGCCATACGTCGGTCGGACAACACTGCCCGAGAAGCGTTCAACCGTCGCACAGCCAACCCGTATCAGAACAAGCCTGGTGACTCCCAAGACAAGGAGGAGCTAGGTAACTCGATGAACTGGTTCCAGTCGTCCAGGGTGGCTGGGAACTACTACGTCCTGGACAGGGCTCATCGTGCTGCCTGTGCGGTCGACTGGAATCCGTTGGGAAGGGACAACAGCGCCAATTGGTGCTGCCTGTTTCAGTCGGTGTCGATGCTGGTTGGAGCTAAGGGACTCTTCGAGGTCCCATCGATCAACCCCGACGACCCTGACATATCGGACCTACAGGCGGAGATCGACAGTGGAACTCTCACGGACCAGCAGGTCAGAGATCGACAGGCTCAGATAGCCCGACGAGCAGACGTCGTGGGCAAGGTGCTGGGCATGCTGAAGTTCTTCAAGCGCTCTGCCCAGATGCTCCAATTCACCATCGAACGTCGTCAGCAGTCGCAGTCCATCGACTTCGGCCAGATCCTGCTGTCGTCCCTTCTGCCTATGGCACAGAAGGTTGTCGCTGATGTGTATGCCGGCTTCGAGAGCTCGACATCGATAGAGGTCGCCGGGAAGGACTTTCTCGGTCTCAAGCAGGCTCTACGGGATGTCAATGTCCGAGTGAACAGAGACGTAGAGGCCTCTACGACGGATCAGGTGGCTCAATTCTCTGGCGATGAGGACTTCAACGACATCGTCTCGATCATCGCCAAATGTGGGCCTGCGGTGGACATCCTGGACACTCTCGTGTTCCCAACGATCGAGGGAGTGAGGGAGCTGTTTGAGGACATCCTGTACGACCTGTACAAACGTACTATAAGATATCTCAGCAGAGACTTCGAGTTCTCGAATGCCATTGGAGTCGAGGATCGCATCAACTTCCTCGACTCCTTTATCAAGTGGGTCGAGATGAACGTGGACGGTCTAATCCGCAATCCTCACCTCTGCACTTCCGTCACTCCCTCCCAAGCGGACATCGATTCGTTCACAGATCTCATCAAGCACGGACTCTGGGGAGACGAGCGTACCCCCATCGTGTCGGATGTGGAGTCCGCCCTCGAACACATCATCGACCCATCAGGGTTCGATCAGAGACTCCAGGAACTGAGGTCCAAGGTTGGTAGAACCGAAGACGAAGACCAGATTCTGGAGACGATGGAGAACGCTAAGACCATTTGGGTTCTCTGATCCAGCTGTCACCTCACGTCCATATATATTCTTGGGGGACGACACCTGCGATCACAGGTGTGAGATCCACTGGGAGAGGCTGTTCGCTTGCTAGAGACTGTGTGTGTGCCGTTGATTCCGATCCTTGTACTGAGCTTTCTACTGGTAATGACCTTCGGTTAGCGGGGACTAGAGGCTTGGGTTTGCAGCGTGATATCCGCTGTCGTCAGAAGAGCGAGGGTATAGGGTGAGGCTGTCAAACCTGGACTTCGGATCATCGTCTCTTGAGTCCCGAGGGGCCTCTCTGCCTAATCGGCGCCTCCTCCGACCCCTACGGAGGAGCAAGCCCTACTCACGTTCCATGGATCCCGACAGGATCGAGTCTCCGACAGACCTGGAGTCGATCTGGGTGGCGCTTCAACAGGAAGCCTACTTCCAGATATCCATCAATAAGCACATCGGTCTGTGCCTGAGACATGGGTGGGAGATCACCGGGACCGAGGAAGCTGACGTCAGCTACATCCGTAAGCGACTCACGGAGATCGCCACGGTCAGCGGCGTCCCCAGTAACGACCTCGTTCGATCCATCGTCAGGAACGCCATCCTGTATTCCAATGCCTTTCTCGTGAAGGTTAGGGACGAAAGCCGTAGTTCTGGCAAAGCTGTCAAACGGGAAGACAAGCTGCTGGAACCGATCGCCGGCTACTTCCCACAGAACCCCCGGTCGATTACCGCAGAGAAGAACAAGTGGGGAAAGCTATCAGCCTGGCGGCAGGGAGATGCGAGCAAGGATAAGGTCGACGCTCTCCTGATGCAGTTGTTCAAGGATGGACAGAACGGTCGAGACGGTGGCGTGTCCGTCTTCGCCATGAACAACGTGGTCCACTTCGCATACAACCGCGAAGAAGGGATCATCTTCGGCAGCCCTCTCTGGGGCCCCGCCATCGAAGACATCAATGCCCTACGTCGTATGGAAGAGGACGTCGAACACCTCATAAGAGAGAACGCCTTCCCCATCAAGCAGTGGAAGGTCGGGGACGAGTTCCAACGGGCAGAGTCAGAGGACCTAGAGGCCAGACGGGTAGAGATCAACAACAGTGAGCCTGGAGAGACCTACGTCACAGGCCACAACGAAGCGATCGAGGTCATCGGCACCAACCGGGGTATGGACCCGGCGAAATCCCTCGAACACTTCGAAGAACGAGTCTTCTCCGGACTGAACGTATCCGCTGTGGAACTCGGTAGGGGCGGCACCGCCAACCGAGGTACAGCCACCTCGATGGTCCAGCAGCGTATAGAGACCTGCAAAGACTTCCAGAAGGTTGTCGAACAGGTCTTCCATGACCGCATCATCGTGGAGTTATTGGCTGAACGAGATGGAAGAGCTGTAGTTCCAAGTCCCGTCAGCGCCCTACGTGTGGCACTCAAGTTCCGAGAGATAGATATCGACGCCGAGATATCGAAGGCCACTCATCTCGCAGACCTATACTCCAAGAACGTCGTCACTCGCACCGAGGTCCGAGAAGGTCTTGGTCTCGATCCGAATGTGGATGAAGACGATCTGATGCTCGAGAACGTCACCCTGAAGGTGGCTGCGGTATCCGCTGCTGCTGGTGACGATCCCTCTCCCGACACGAAGAACCATCCGACGAATCAGCACGGGACCAAGAGGTCCAACGGAACCAAGAAGAACGACGTCGTCATGTCCGTGACGGAGGAAGACTTTCCGCAGGTCGCTATCAAGTCCCTGCCGTCTGGAACTACGGCTTTGGAGGCACGGGCCCTTGCTAACGACACGGCAACTGCATGGAGGCATTCGACCCAGGTTCTGGTGGATTCGATCCACTCATCGGACGAGGTCGACATCTCCCTCCTCCCCTATCTGTTGCAGGCGACTCTCGTCGACGACTGTCTGGATCATCTTGCTAACGTTGGGGATGCGGACTCAGTCCTTGTGGGTGTGAGCAAGTTCCTGGATGACTTCTCCCTGGGCAAGCCCCCAGAAGACGTCGAGGACATGGTGGGTAGCGTGGAGCGCATTCAGTCCGCTTACTACGAGATGGCACAGGAACTCTTCGTCAAGACGGCATTCCTGAACCGAGCCAAGTCCGACGTCCATGTGATTGTGGCGAGGGATAGCACGTGCCAAGACTTCAACGGGCAACTCGTGGCGAGCGCCACCTATGCGGACATGCCTCCTCACCATGCCGAATGTCAGTGTCAGTTGCACCAGGTCGCTGTTGCCGACTCACACGTGCCACAGACGGATCCAGTGCCGTCCTTGAATGACATCCTGGACGTCTGGGTGCCGGATCAGTTGGTTGAGGACCTGCTCGCCTTTCCCCGCTTCGACAATCTGTCCGAATACTTCCGGTTCCTGGTGTCCTTCCTGACGGATAGGGCGGGCATACAGACCTCGCACAGCCAGGAATCCATCGAGTAACCCGAGACCCCAAGCCTAAGCTGTGAGCGGGTCAGACGACGAATTGGAACCACCATGAACGACTTCTATGATGAGATTCACTTAGAGATACCGGCAGGATCACGAGGTCTCATTGACAGTGTGAGTCAGACGTCCAGGCTCATGTTGACGATCGACACTTCCCATGCCGGCATCCCCAATCTCAACAACCGTATCTACCGCCCGGACATGATGAAGCGTGGCGCCCTCTCGATGGTCGACCGTCCGGTGGTGAAGCACCACAACGACTGTGACGACGCCATCGGGATTGTCACCGACGCTGAGTTCGTAGACATCGCTACGGACGCATTCCGCAGTGCACACCCGAGCTTCATGAGGGCCGGGTTCTGGACGAAGGACACGCCCTGGGATGACATCTGGACGATGTCCCCAGAAGGACTGGCAAAGCTCGTTGCTCGTGCCCAGGTTACCGATCAGGACGCCCAGGAGAAGATCCTCGACCGTCGGTTCCTGAGTGTGTCGATCAAGTTCCGTACTGATGGCTTCGACTGCACCTGCGGACTGGAGAAAGCGGACTACTGGTACGAGCCAAAGGAGGACGAGGAGGATCTCTGCTCCTGCTCTCCTGGCACAACCGATAAGGACGGTGTGCAGCACTTCAATGTCCCTCGCAGCCTTGCCTACCCCCATCTGTCCATCGTGAACGAGCCTGCTGACGAGAATGCCAAGATCCTCGACGCCGAGTTCGTGGACATGCGGATCTGGGACAGTTCGAGAGTCGTGGCGCCCTCCCCCTCCCCGGTCTATTCCCTACCGTCCACCCCAGAAGACCTCAAAGAACTAACAGACAGAATAGCCAACATCGCCCTGGGAGCAATAAGAAAAGACTCCGCCGGGGAAGAGAAGCCCAAGGACATGGGCAAAGACATCCCCTTCACCGATCCAGACCAAGTTCCAGAGACCTTCAAGAACAACGACTGGGATGAAGATGCCCTCGCTGAGAGCATCGAATCCGGGGCATTTGTCCAGACATATATTGTTGAGTCAGATGACCCCAGTGCACTTACGGCAGCACTAGCATCAAGCCTCGCTTCCATCCTCGAAAATGAAGTGGAAACCGGGGACGAAGCCGACATTCAGAGTGAAGCGAACACCTCCTCCGAGGAGATCACGATGACACGAGAAGAACTTCTGGCACTGGATACAGTCCAGGAGCTCCTCGAAGAAGCCAAGCAGCAGGGCGCCGACTCTCGCAATGAGGAGGTCGATTCGCTCAACGAGAAGCTGGATACGGCAAACGAGGAACTCCAGTCCAACCAGGACCGCATCGACGAGATAGAGAAGACGGCTCTGGTAGACAAGCTCATTGACCTCCGTTGTGCCGATCGAAAGGTCAGTCGAGAAGACGCTGGCGAAGATGTCATCCAGGAGTGGACGGACGGGCTGATGGCTCGATCCATCGAGAGCCTGAACGACTCCCTCGAAGACGAAGCATCACGGATGGTCATCTCCGAAGAAGACGAGACTGACGAAGAGCCGGAAGTCTCTGCCACTGACCCCGTGGATGACCCAGGTCAGTCCGTGGAAGGCACAGACGACAACGACACCAAGCCCAAGACGGAGCTCGGCGGGTACCTAGCGGATGTTCGCCAGTCCCTCTAATAGGAACTTCAGTTACGAACGTAAGGCATTCATAGGAGCCGACATCGATGTCAGCCTTTACCAGTAAGTCGACCAGCGCCACACGAGGCGAAGGTAATCGAATCGCTACGAAGAGGTCCAAGCGGATCTGGGGTGGGTACGAAGGCCCGGGTCAAGTGCCCGGAACCGTATTCGGCGGCGCCCATGTCACGAACCAGACCCTTCGCCCCGCTGCCTTCCTTCCGATCAAGGAACTCAGCAACGCCTCGAACCTTAAGGTTCGTCAGACGCCCATCGTTCTGTATGGTGGAACGATCGTGTCTCTCTGGGAAGACTCCCGTGAGACCGACATAGGTGGTAGTGGGACGATGGCTGCGGAGAGCCCTGCGTCGGCTGCCCCTCGTGCAGCCCTCGTTGCCGCCAATGGTGGCACGTGGTCGACGACGGAAACGCCCTACTCGCAGACCGACTCCGATAACGGTGTTCGGGTAAAGGCTTCCGATGCGATCATCGCCGATGGCACCACGAGTCGGGCAGCTATCGAGCCGAACAAGCCGGTCGGCGCCTTGATGTTCGACGCCTATCAGAACATGTCGGAAGTCTACCGAGAGTTTGACCCGCAGGAAGGCGGCGTGACCGTCCTTCTGCACGGCTACACTCGCTTCCCGTATGCGGCGAAGAACAAGATTGGTTCAGACGCCGCTTGGGCGATCAAGACGACCTACGCCGATGTCACTCCGGGTGGTTCTGGTGTTGGCGATGTTACACTCGCTGATACCAACAAGACATGGACGGTCGTCGGGGTTGGTAAGATCATCAAGGACGGTCCTCTGTCCCGTGACATCCTGGTCACGAGTGGCGCCACGACCGGCGAAGAAGAGGACCTGACTCCGCTGATCGACTGGGATGCGACCCGAGCCGCTGCTGCGAACGTCATCGTGCTTGCACAGAGCCCGTCCGACGTTACGGTAGTTGAGTTCACGGGTTGGATGGTCCGTACTGCGATCATCACGGCGTTTGATCAGACGGCGAATACGATCACCGTTGACGACGCCACCTACCTCGGTGGAGCCCTAGCCAACAACGATGAGCTTCGTGATGGCGAAGGCAGTCTGATCAAGGCAACTGGTCCCGCTGTCAGCAACGTCATTCCGGTAGACGATACCGACCTGACGGCCGCAGCTGGAACACTTGGCGTCGGCGGACGCATCACTGTCCAGCTCGATGCCACCACCGTTGCTTCACAGCTCAAGCCGGACACGACCCTCGCAAACGGCGACTACTTCATGTCGGGCCAGTGGGGTCAGATCGTGAAGTTCACGCCGGAAGTCGATCCTGCGGATCAGAAGCTGGGTCGGGTGTTCTACGTCGAACCTGCCGGCGCCCATGCCCGCAACTTTGCCGAGAAGGTGGAAGTCGTCAGCGGCTTCGATCTGACAGGCGATGACACCGGCGGTCTCCCGGCGTTCCTCTTCGACGAGTTTGGGAATGCGCCCACTACCGCCCGTGCCGTCTGGGTCAACCTCGGCGCCAAGTAACCTGATCTAGTTCAGCCCAGACCTCTGACATATGGCGTCATGTCTGGGCCGACCTCACAAACATATACGGAGTGAAAGTAATGGCTCTCTCTCAGATGGACGACCAGGCTAAGAGGAACTATCGTGAAGCCTGGCGTGACTCTGTGGACACGGTCACAGCGATCTTTCAGAATAACGGGCTGATGCCTGCGGAAGCGAAGTCTTCCGACGGTAAGGTTCGACCGATCGCCATGAAGCCGATTCCACTGGGCGACCTGCACAGCGAAGTGGCGTTGATCGTCGAGAACATCGCCTCGGATAAGAACGCCTGGGACAAGGATGCAATCCACGTTGAGGACATCCCCCAGGTCATCAACGAAGCCGTCGTGAAGACGATCACTCGTGCCGCAGAACCTCGCATGGTTCTCGCGAACTTGCTGATGCCGATTCCGATGGAGATGGACGAGACGTTCTCCGAAGAGATGCTGGGGACGATCCCCGGCACGGCTGACTGGATTAGCCCTGGCGACGAGCCGCCGGCGGTTGAGCCGATCAGCTCCGGGTCCACGGTCGGACAGGCCCTCCGAAAGTTTGGGCTCATGCTCAACTTTAGTGAAGAGGTTCTAGCTCGTTCGAAGTGGCCGATCTTCCAGCTGCACCTCCAGGAGGCGGCCAAGGACATGGCCCGCTTCAAGGAGCGTCAGACGGCACGTATGCTAGCGATGAATGCCCGCTACCTGATTCAGGGCAAGACGGGCGGCGCTTCTCCAGACGGCGACATCGTTCGCTATGGCGAGACCGTCACCGCACTTACGGATGCTTCAGCGACCACGGGTCGAAAGAAGAGCACCCTCGACCTCAACGCTACGCTGACGTTGGACGATCTGTTCGACATGATGGCACACACCATCACTCGAAACGTCTTCCCCGACACGCTGATCATGCATCCGTTTGCATGGAAGATCTTTGCCACCAACGGCGAACTCCGTGAGTTTGCGAAGATCAACGGTCAGACGCCGATCATGCGGGCTCCGCAGGGTTCCGCTGGTGGGATCTACCCGCAGCATCAGGGCGGCCGTATCGTCCCGCTCCAGCAGAACTTCAGCCAGCAGGCAGACCTGACGGTTGACATTCCGGACCTGTTCCCGCGTCCGCTGAACATCATCGTCAGCCCGTTCGCCCACCACGACACGGGCGCCAACACGGCAGACATCATCATGGCGGTCTCCGGTCAGGTCGGCTACTCGCTGAATGGCGAGGGTCCCAAGACCGACCGTTGGGGTGACAAGCTGCACGACATGGAGACGGTGAAGATCACCGAGTTCTGGAACGTCGGCGCCATGAACCAGGGCAACTACTTGGTATCTGCGGTGGATATCTCCCTGGATCGCTCGGCTGACTGGCAGCCCACTGTCTCGCTGTCAGAGCTACCACACGCTGAGTAGTCCATCGACGGACTTCTCGATATAGGTTAATAGGGCCGGGGGAGAAGTCCCTCGGCCCTTGTCCTATCCGGTCTCCACTCGATCCGAAGTTCTGCCACGTATATTCTCAGACGATCGACAAGGCATAAGAGGAAGAGGGTGGCGGTCGCCTCTCTCACAAGAACCGGAACGGCTACAGGAGCAGAGATATGGCAACGGCTAGCAGAAAGTCCCAGACAGAATCCCCAGTTGCTCGAATCCGTCTGAATGAACGTGATAGCTCTCAGCTTGGATATGCGACTGATCTCATTCTCACGAGACGTCGGTTGGATACGGACGGCGATGGGAACTTCAAGATCGTGGGAGATCCGGAGGGGGACGTCTACCCGAGACACCTTCGAGAACAGATCGCTGGACTACCCGACGGAGAAGAGAAGAATCCCCTTCGTAGAAGCGTGATGTACGGGAATGTATTCGTGATCGATGGCGCTGTGCCAGATGTCGCCGGCAACCCAATCAAGTGTCGGATGCCAAACCCCGAGAACATCGCTGATCTCGTGTACGACAAACACACTCGCTTCCTGGAGCGTCTCAAAACTACCGACTCACCAGCGTCACAGGTAGAGCGCCAGGATGCGAATGACGCTGTTCGGATAGAGGGCAAACGTTTCTTGGAGATGCATCCGAGACAGATGACCCGGAGCCTACGTCCTCGGATCAATAACGTGAATGGCGAGAAGAATAGGGCGGCTCTTCTGACCCTCCTTTCCTACATGCACTATCGAGAAATGGACCGGGAACCCATCCGCAAGACGGTCATGGAGTTCCTGAGAGAAGGGATCAAGACACTCGATCCTAACCGGTCCTTCATGCTCACAGTAGAGGACGATGACTAGCTTGGGAACTGAGGCTTTTCAGTCCGTGCATCCTCTTCTCCTGGTGGGCTTCCCCACTGTTGCTACCGCAGTGATAAGCCTGTCCGTTCTTTGGTTTCTACTGAGGAGCGCCAAGGAGGCCCACCGATCTGATCTTGATGCCAATGCGGCTCACATTCGAGCTGAGTATGAGAGTCAGTTGGTAGCTGCCAGGTCGATCAGTCAGGACGAGGAGAAGAGGATCAGGAAGGATGCCATTCAGCGTTCTCAGAGTACGATCACCGGTCAGGTGGCTGAGAGGCTGTGTCCTTACTTCGACGACTTCATCTACAACCCACGGGACATGCGGTTCTTCGGTGATCCGTTCGACTTCATCGTGATGCCTGGGTACTCGACGGGGAAGGTAGAGGAGGTCGTCATCCTGGAGATCAAGTCCGGGAAGGGAAGCCTCAATTCCAGGCAACGGCAAATACGAAACTGTGTGGACGAAGGTCGGGTGAGATGGGACATGATCCACCTGGACGTGAACACCAAGGTGGACGACTTAACAGCGTAGGTCAGTCCGAGGGACGACAGGGGGCTCCGTAAATGTCGACCGGTGTAGTCGCCGCCAATGCTTGGATATCGGGGACTTCCTTCCTAGCGTACATAGACGGTGGCGGGTCGACTGAACTCGTCGTCCTGAACGGCGTCGAATCCCCCCTGCTCGGATCGGGCGGTCATTCAGCTGCCAAGTCAGAACTCGAAGAGCTCCTTCCCGAGGGCACCTCTCTCACCCTGACGCCAGACACGACGTTGACCAATAGCGGAGGCTCTAAGCTCTTCTGGGTGGACAAGTCTGGCATCAACGTCTCTGTGCAGATGTGTACGCTGGGATATGCCAGATACCAGGGAAGAGAGAAGGACAAGGTCACGTCCGTAGGAGTCACTGCCACAGACTTCTACAGCAACGACCTCTACACCGCAGAGGTAAAGGCGGCAACAGACGCTGCCGAATTGGCTCTCACGGGACTGTGGGGTTCTCACTGGAAGAACCCGTTTGAGTTCAAGGCTAGCACTCCCGACGACGGGGCAACCGAAGTCCCGATCGACACTGCCATCACGATCAACCTTACTCATTCGATCGACCAGGACTCGCTGTACAAGACGGCGGCCTATAAGACGGCGGAGGACTCGTTCCTCGTCAAGATGTACGACACGAACATGACCGCCGTTGCCATCACGACGAGTACGCTCGCCAACGTCATCACTGTGACACCTCTGGTTCCCCTGAACGCTGACTACAAGTACGTGGTCCGAGTACTGGGAGCCGACCGTTCTCCTACTCCGATCAAGAACGTGGATGGCGACAACCTCACTCGGTCGGTGAACATCTTCTTCACGACCGGCTCGACCCTCACCATCGACATTACGTCTGATGAAGCCGACGCCAAAGGGTCGACGATCTACAAGTCGATCCCTATCATCCAGCGTCCGTTGGAGGTACACGCCACAACACCCGAACAGTTCGCCACTCATCAGGCGACCTTCCCCACGATCGACATCCAGTTCAACGAGAAGCTGATTGGGTCGGGGACCTACGAATACACGGGTGGTGGAACGGTCGTGGAGGCGTTCAGTGCTGGGGTCTTCGACTACGGCTTAACTACCCACGCTGTCACTCAGGCGATTTACCAGGACAACCTTCGGCTTACCTTCACGGGAACTCCCGCTGACAACACTCGCTACGTGGTCCGCATCAGTCCTGACATTAAGTCTGATTCGGGCGCTTTGATGGAGAAGGAGTTCGAGTACAAGTTCTCTGGTCCGTACGATCCTTTGTGGATTCAGGCAGAGCAGGTTCGGTTTGAACTAGGCAGTCTGGCGGAGGGGGTCCCCGCCGATCTCATCCACATGCTCATCCATCGGAACTGTGTGGACCTGGTCAACCGGTTCAGCCTAACGACGGCAACGGCAGAGTGGTACCACAAGGACTATGTGGCTCTGAAGACTCAGAGGGATCTCCTCGAGACTTTGGCTATGTCCCTCGATGCCGGAGTGTCCGTGCAGATGGGTGTCGGGTTCTCCGAACGTAGAGGCGATCGTCTGCCCGAAGCAATCGCCGCCCGTACCTCTCGTGTCAGCAAAGACATCCACGCTATCGTCAACACCCACTTCTACGATACCCATGCCGCACTGACGAGATCGATGGTGCTGGCAAACAGTCTCCTGGACGGCTCCCTAGACGAAGTGTCCAAGAATCGCTTCTATCCCCGCCCTGATCCAGTAACCGCACGTATGGGAGGTACAAGAGTCTCAACGGGAAGGGCAAGCGGAAGCGGAGCAGGAACCATGAGACAACAGAACTGGCTCAACATGGTCATGACGACCTATATGACCGTGACACCGGCATAAACCAATGCTCAGACAAATCCCAAAACCAGCAGCCTATGAACGGCAAGCCCGGACCTTTGAAGCCAAAGTTCAGAGCATTGGTAAGCCCGTCATTCTCCGCAGGTCCATTCAGTCGAAGATCTGTCACTGTGTTGGACGGACCACTAGCCAATCGAATCCAGACTGTGTCTTCTGTGCCGGTAGTGGACACCCGTTTGAGGAGAGGTTGCACCAGGCGATCATTGAGCGGACCTCACACACTTCGGCTACGTCCGCCATGTCTGAGCGTACTGAGGTAGGCCCCGAGTTCTCTCCGTTCACGAAGTACCTGTTCC